TTTTATTTGCACTAATAAATATTAACCAGATGGATGATGTGACTTAGTGCAAATAAAAAAATCTACTTCCTTGATTGATAAGTAGAGCTTTTACATCGTCCTGATTTTAGTTTCAACACTTATATTAATTCTGTTCTTTTTACTTCCTCTTATTTTTCCTGATAGGTATGGTCAAAGTATGGTCATTTTATATATTTAATATTTTCCTTTGTAAAATCTTTATTAAGTGATAAAATTGACTTAAATTAATAAGCAGGAGTGTATATTATGGATTGGAAAGAAGTTGGAAAAAAAGCATTAGATGTTAGTAAACAAGCTACTGAGAAAGGTATTGATTCATTCCAAGAATGGAAAAATGATCAAGAAAGAATCAAAAAAGCTGAAGAAAGAAAAAAAACAACCAATAAAGAACAGGATAAGAAAGCACCTATGTTTCATAACGGGGTTCACTGTCCTAAATGTCGTAGTATGAATGTAGAATTTATGCAAAATAACCGTAAAAGTTTTTCTGTAGGTAAAGCTACAGGTGGTGCGATTTTAACAGGTGGCGTGGGTACATTGGCTGGATTCGCTGGAAAAAAAGGGAAAAATCAATGGCACTGTAAAAATTGCGGAAACACATTTACTTCAAAAAAATAGGAGTATTACAATGACTAAAATAAAACATAGAATAACAAAAAGAAAAGAGCAAATTAGATGCATTTTCCACGATAGAAAACCAATTCAAAAACGAATTGCACTGTGGATAGTACTTTCAATATTAATCTTAGATATAGTATTTCGTTTCGTCGTTTTCAAATAGTTGTATTTTTAATCCAACCTAAAAAGGTTGGATTTTTTTATGGACCATACAGGACTCGAACCTATGACCTAACCGTTATGAGCGGTTGGCTCTAACCAACTGAGCTAATGGTCCCGAAAAGAGCCACCTTGGGGAGGTGGCTCCAGAGAAATTTAATAAGTGTATTCTTATTTTATATCAAAACTATCAATAGTTCAATGTTTGCCCTGGATAAATTAAGTTAGGATTTGCTAATCCGTTCCGTTGCGCTAGAGCTTGGTATGTCGTGCCTAGTTTGGTTGCAATACTTGATAAATTGTCGCCGTATTGAACCGTGTAAACATTGCTTACTGCTGATCCGTTAACTTTCAAAACTTGACCAGGATAGATTAGATTTGGATTTGTCAATCCATTTAATGCCGCCAACGCTTGATAGTCTGTTCCATATTGATAAGCAATGCTGGATAACGTTTCACCGTATTGTACCACATGAGTTGCTTCTGGTTGCTTATCAGGGACGACTGTTGCATCTGGCAATAGTTCAATATCCCCTTTGCTAATCCACGACAAAATGCCTTCTAGCAATACTCTACTTCCAGTTACTTCTTGCACTTTGTAGCTGTTTCCTTTTACCCAATCTGGAATAGCTTCGCCAGTTGCCCAAGCATCAACATTAAATTTCACTTTAACTGTGTCACCGACTTTTACTGCAGTATTAGGCGTATCTTCAGTTTCTTTACCTGCATCTGTTGCTGGTGTGTCCGTCTCTGGCTTATCTGTATCTGTGTAGCCATTATCAGTAATACCTGTTAAATCAACATTCCCATCTAACCCACCAGCAATATAAGTGGAGGTAAATTGCCAAATTGCGATACCATCCATGCTTGGGAAATAAGCATACAATGGATATGGTGACACACCATCGATAGGATACGCAGCAATCCATAAAGAGTTAGGAAACTCTTTGATGATTTGTTGATAGTTTACATGATTTAGTGTAAATGGCTTATAGCTGTAATACATTGGAGTATAGCCAGCCTGTTTTATTCTGCGCATACCGTACAAAATTGTCTCTGTATTTGCTGCTTTTTCGGCATCTGAACTTACATATCCTCCATATCCATCTGGAACACTAGCCAACGCTCCATGTTCAAAATCTAATGCAACGATGGAATTTTTAGGCGTTTGAATACGTGGCAAAAAGTAATCCATTGTTGTTTTCGCAATGTCCATGTTTCCCCAAGTGTCATACCAAATATAGGTATGCGCTCGTTTTCCTTGAGCAATGGCACTTGCTACTTGCGTTTTGTATGTGTATTGTTCATAAATACCACTAGCATTGTAGCCGCCAATTTGAGCGATAGCGAATTTATCATGTGCATAACCAAAGCGACCTTGGTCACCTTGATAAATCGCCCAATCCACACCTTGGTCACCTTTTGCAGCAAATACATTCAAAGGCATAAAAAATAGAGCGACTAGCGCTCCTACTAAAATTTTCTTTTTCATTTTTATTTCTCCTTGTCTTTTAAGTTATATGCTGACACGCCTGTTACAACTCCTAAAAATGCTGATAAAGCGTTAATAGTCAACACTGCCGTATCTGTTTGTTGCCACCCATAAGCTTTACCTAACGTAGCTACTAAAACAGATCCCGCAGGAAGCACCGTAAGTACTCCCCATTTGATAATTTTGTAATACTTGTCTGGTAGTATCATCCTTACACACCTCCTAAATATTTTGTAAATAAATAGACAACTACTGACACTCCTATGCCAGCAATTGTCCGCCAAGTCCATTTTTGATTTTCTTTTATTTCTTTGATGTCTTCTACATTATTTTTAGCAATAGAAAAAGCATAATCAGCCTTTTCTTTAGCATCTTCTGTTTTTTCCCTTAACAATTCGTAGTTATCTAGCTTTGTTTCGATGCGTACAAGGCGCTCGACCATATCCTGAACAAGCTCATCTTTCACATAAATTTCCTTCTCTCTATATAAATATTACAAAGTAAGTGAACCATCACTCTTAGCAGTTAGTTTAACTACAGTACCAAGTCCAACTTTTCCTATTTTTGGATATGGATCATCCGTCGTCCATGTACAAGTTGCATATTGATTCCCTGTTTGTCCTGACATCAAGGTCACTCGATTTGGGTAAAGCCCGTTGCCTGGTTCAAGATGCATTTTCACTATTTTTTGGCCACTAGGTGGGGCAGTTGAGTTAACGGTAAATGGGATATTCCAGATTGCCCCTATATCTTCACCACCAGTGTTATAAGTAGCCCTGAATCCTTCTGGAATTTGTAACAAGACATTATTTTTCGGTTCAACATCAACTTTTGTCACATTCACACGCATATGACATGTAACAACATTTCCAATCCTTATACACGTTACTTCAAGTTGACTTACCACATTTGTATCTGGAGAACCTGATTGTTTATATACAAATTTGTCAAACTGTCCATTATCAACAATCATTTTGTTCCAAGTTGTCCAAGTAGCAGGACTACCTTGTCTACTCCTAATATACGTTTCGCCTTTATAAATATAAGTTTGATTGATGAATGTATTATCTGCATATACAACTAAAGCACCATAAACTGCACCCGAATAAGGCCGGTTTGCGCCAGAAGCACCGAAGACGGTGTAAATTCCTTTGTCTAAAATTTCATCCCAGTCCTGCGCCTTAATCACAGTTTTTTTAGCAACTAATGATCCGTTCTCCATCTCTGTTTTACTTACATAACGAGAATCTGATTCTGTTCGTGTATAAAAGTCTGCTGCTCGCAATTCTTCTAATGCTGCATTCATAGCATCAGTAACTGTTTTTCCAATTGCTGTAATATTTGTCTCTACAGTTTTTCCTGCCTGATTAATCTTGTTTTCACTATCTGTAGCCACCTTTGAAATACGGCCTTCTGCATCACTTACTGTTTTATCAATTTGCGTTTGTAATGTATTCATCTCTGTTTTTATTGTTTCAATTCGCTTAACAACTGCATCGTAATCAGTATCTATTTTTTCTAATGCAGATTGATAAGCTTCATTTAAAGCTTTAACTAATTTGTTGTATTCAGTAATTATAGTTTTTGCTTCTTCTGCATCAATGTCAGCATTCCCGTACACCGTAATCTCAAAATCATCAGTAGATTCTCTCCTATCATCCTTCATGAAAGAAAAATATGCTAGTTCATATGAACCAGCCACAGCAAATGCCATATTTGGAAAAGTATAGGTAAATTCACCATTTTTTCCATTTGTTACCTCTATTCCATCTGAATCAAAAACTTTTGTTCTTTCTTCATGGGTTACTCCTTCAAAAGTAGCTACCCAGCCAGTCAAATCGAAGGGAGCTCCATCTTTAAATATCTGAACCCTCATTGAAAAACTTTCTCCGTCTCCGACTCGACCAAAAACAATTGGTCGCCCGATAGAATTTTTTGAAAGATCAAATCTTAATAAATCGCTCATGTTTCATAACCCTCCTCTTTTTGTTGTGTCAGTCTAACCTCTTCATAACCTTTTCGATACGCAACAAGGTTCCAACTAAATTCTATTAGCGCTGGGTCGCTTTTGACTACAAAATATTTTTCTTTAGTTTCTTCTACCCATATATTTCCTTTACTATAAGGAGTTAACATAACATGATAATTTTCACTTTCAGTATTCACCGTTTCTAAAAAAATAGGTTCAATATCTATTTTTATTTCACCATCAGAATCTGTAATTGCTTTACCATAGTCAGCAAAATAATATTCTGGCGTTTCGTAGGCGTTTAACAGTCGATGACCGTATGACAGTGTATCCACAAGAGAGTTTTTGGAACCAGTAACACTAAGATTTCCTGTGACGCTTGTAGAAGTAGCGGATATACTAATCCTTCCTCCAGATGATCCTAATACTTTAGTATCATTATTCCCTATACTAAAACCATTGCTACTCACATTTAAACTAGGACTATTACTAGCTGTAGAAGAATAACCAAAGCTCCCAGGTGCAAAATTCAAACTATGACCATTACCAACAACATAAAAGTTATCTAAGTTTGCAGATCCTGACATATTATTTGTTGCGCCAAAAAATGTTAGAAATGCCTTATTAAGCTTTTTATTAAATATCGTAAAAGAACCTTCGTCTGAAACATCTAATCTAACATTTCCTTCTTTTTGATTAATTAAAGTAGTGTAAAATTTAAATATTTCTTTTCCATCACTATTTCGCGTCCAAGTTATTGCCCCATTGTCCTCTTTTAAAGAAAAGTCTTTTCCGATGGATGTAATAACTGAACCTGAAATTGTTACACCTTCAATAGCTATCGCTTTTAAAATTCCAGTATTTATAGCAGAGGCGTTTATTCCGTTAGCAGTTATTGCATTCTCAAAGCTTTTCCCCCCATCCGTTGAAATTCCGATACCCACAGAGTTTAATATAACTATTTTATTTGAGTCATTCTTATCAATGGCAAGAATACCTGTCTTGGCATATTTCACTTCCGTTTGTGAATTGATTAAATCAGAAGTTGCTTGTTGGATTGCTGCTGTTAACCATTCATTTGGAATAGGCTTTATTCCGTTAGATATATCTGACCATGATTGAGCGTTACTAGCATCAGCTTGGTTCTTCTTATCAACTAAGTTTAGTGAATTACATGTTATATTATTTTCAATTAAATCCCCAGTAACATTAAAATTCTCAGTTACTCCAACAATTCTTATTTTTTGTTGAAAACCTAACTGTTCATTAACAGCCATAATGTAATCTCCTGGTTCAGGCAACCCATATTGATACCCGACTTTTCTCAAATCTTCTACGGTTAAATTAACAGAGATACTATAAGAAGATTCAACAATTTCCTTTAAATGTTCAAGAAAACTATCTTCTTTAGTATAGCGTTCGTCAACAATTGGGTCCGCCTCAAGCTTTCCATAAATTTCCGCTAATGGGCTGGTATATTCAACTATTAATCTTCCTTTAGTAACATCATTTGGGTCTTTGTACGCCCCAAACCCTTTCGCATACGTAACAAAATCACTTATATTGTGCTCTAACCCTAACTCTTGCATATTAAAACCTTTACGAACAATCGTTGATAAATCACTGCCTATCTTGTCAACGATGTAAAGGTTATTACCAATAATTTGAAACTCAGTGTTAGTACTATTTATAAAGTCATTAAATAACGCTAATCTATTTTTCATTCCAAAATTTTCTTTTTCGAATGCTGGTATAGTAGTAGCTAGTGAATAAGTAAAACCACTGTTTTTAAAAATAAAATCTAGATAAGCTTTTGCAGTATTTGAACCGTTTAAAGTATCATACACGCATGATTTACCCATTCTAAAGAAAAATTCATGTATGGCATCAAATTCAACAGTAATATTATTTCCATAATCAGTTGGCATGGCATAAGTTAAATAGTATTTTTCATTTTCAAATTCTACTTGCCAACCTCTGTCTATTCTGTGAAGGACATCATTATTAGTATATATAGTACCGCTAATTGATTTTTCACCATTTAGGCTTCTAACGAAAGATATATCTGCCAATGCAATAAAAGTATTTCCATCTGTATCTATGAATTGAACCATCACTACTTACTCCTTATCTATATAAGTCAACTTTATTCAATATATTTATTTCTACTTCACCAATGTTAAAAGATGTAGAAAACGGTATAAAACCAACCTCATTTGGCTTTAAAATAAAATATTCAATATTTGTCTGATCATTAATATTTAAACCATTAAGAGTGAAAGATGTTCCTTCTAACAAAAATTTATCGCCGGATAAAATATTTCTTTTACCAACATACTTAAACTCTCGTTCATCAATAGATAATTTAAATTCAGCCCCTAAATTTTTTTTTGCAATAATTTGCACTTTCCATGGCCATTCTAATTGACTGCAAGGAACAGTACCGCGATATTCAATCATTTTAGAATTTGTTATTTCTATATCATCAGGGATGGTAATTCCAAATGGTAAATCTACCGTCTTAAATGTTAGTGATACTTCGTATAGAAGGCCTACATCACTAAAACCTTGAAAATCATAATTGATTTCTCCGTCTAATAACACTTTATATCTATAATGATATTGACGTTGCTTATCAACTCTCAACATATCGAAACCTTGCTTTTCTCCAGGTCGCTCATAACCATATAAGCTTTGATTAGTATACATTTTAGTTATATAAAATGGTTCTGTGTCTGCAAAAGTACCATTCAATTTATCTTTCATGTACTCATCTTGAAGTTCATTTTCTACATAATAATAACCACTCACAGTGATTTTTTTCTCACTATGAGTGGCTCCCAAAAATAGACTTCGGTTAGTTCCGTCTATTTTTTTAGTATTAATTTCAACAATAGAATTAGTGGAATTAATATCTATCACAAGGACACCTAGGGAAGACATCCTTGTAGATAAGTTTTCCTTTTCTATTTTTAAGTCCATAGTGTCCTCCTCTATTTCTTGTTAACCAAATTAACTTTATTTTGATTTCTTGCTTCTTTTTGTTTAACAATTGTGTATATTTTATCTCCAACAAGTTCGGTATGAACTTCAAATACTGGTTCTTGTAATTGACTAGTTTTAACTTCTTCGCTTAATTCATTCATAGATGAAGAAAGCTTATTAGAGACATTTCTAGTATCCGCCGTTAAAACAGAATTTGCTTCATATTCTTGTGATTTTATTGATGTTGCATATGCTAACGCTTGTCTATCAACTTGCTTTTGCATTCTTGACATGCCGTTAGCTAAACCCATCCCAACAAATCCCCCAATTTTATCGGTAACACGTGATGGCGAATGAATGTCCAGTGCTTTCCTCATAGTACGGGCTACGTTACTAGCTATATTACTAGCAGTTGCGTAAATAGAACCCGCAGAATTTGCTAAACCATTTCTCAAACCTATACCTGCATTATAACCGATATTAGAAAGCGTTGAAGTCAATCCACTAAAAATGGAGTTTATTCGACTCGTGGAAGAAATCATTATGCTTGTCATTGAATTCATGCTATTCATAACGGCACTATTCATTCTATTCATACCATTTTGAACATTATTTGCCATTGAATTGAATGCTTGAGTATTTGCAGAATTTATCCTACTGAATCCCCCGTTAATAGTACTAACAACACTATTCATTGTACCTGTCACATTTGACTTCATTGAGTTCATGGACTTCGTTACATTGTTTGACATCTGTGAAATGTCTTGCGAAGATTTATTATTAATATTTTGTGTATTATTTGATACATTTTGAAACATTTGGTTAGAGGCACTAGAAGCTTGTTGGGTAGCTTGATTCATATTAGTGCCAACAGCATTCGCAGTGCCAGAGGTAGCCTGATTAACATTAGATAAAATACTATTATAGTCACTAGAGACACCATTTAGTGCACTATTAGACTCTTTTGTTGCAGCATTTGCTGCTTTAGTTGAATTTGAACTTACTACACTATTAAGGTTATTCATCGTTCCTGATACATTTGTAGCTAGTAGATTATAGTTTGAAGACGTACCATCTTTAGCTGCATTAGAAGCATTAATTGCATTGTTTGAGGCTTGTGTACTCAAATTACCTACATTTAGATTCATGTTGTTCATTGAATTAGCAACATTTGAACTTGCTTGTCCATAAGATGAACTCAAATTTGTAGCTGTAGTTGTAGCATCATTTGATACTTTTGAGCTTGTTTCAGATGACTTACCCGTTATTGTGTTCCATAAATTTGAAAACCCATTTTTAATACCATCCCAAGCTCCTTTTAAAACATTAGGAATAGCCTCTAAAATAGCACCAGCAAGAGCTTTAATAATATCCCATCCAGCAGCAATAATTTGTGGTAGCATCTGGATTACCGTGCCAATCAACGTCATAATGATTTGTATCCCTGAAGAGACAATGTTAGGTAAATTTTCTACAATACCATTAACCAAGGCCATAATAATTTGCATTGCAGCATCTAGAATCATAGGTAAGTTTTCTACAATAAAATTACATAATGAATTTATTATTTGGACTGCTCCATCTAAAAGCTTAGGTATATTATCCATTAAACCTTGGATTAATGTTAGAATCGCGTTTAATGCGACAGGTAAAATTTGTGGCAGTAATTGAGTAAGACCATCAATTAAATTCTGAAGAATCTGAATACCCGTATCTATAATCTGAGGTAGATTTTCCATTACAGAATTAACAAACGAATCCAAGATTTTTTTTACTGATTCAACTATTTTGGGTATATTTTGAATGATTCCTTTAACTATATTCAGCAAAAGTTCCATTCCCATTTTTAATAATTCAGGCAATGCACTTGCTATGGAGCTCAAAAATGAAGTAATAACTTCTAAAGCTGAATTTATAAGAGAAGGTGCATTTTGTCCTACACCTTGTACAAGACTTCCAATAATCTTCATACCTGCATCTATGATTACTGGAATCATTGTAGATATAGCACTAGCTAGTTTAGCAATTAATTCAGTGCCACTTTGCATAAGTTGTGGCAATTGTGAGGTAATACCATTAACAAGATTAGTTATAATTTCTGGTCCTTTTGTAGTTACTGTGTTTAATAATTGGTCAATTTGTGCTCCAAATTGATTATTTATTAATCCCAATCCAGCTATAACTAACCCTAATATAGCTGCAGGTCCTATAGCTGATAAAGCCACTTGCATGATAGTTCCCATTGCAGAAGTCATGCCACCTAAGGCTCCCATCCCAACAGAACTTGCCATGGATAAGCTACTTCCTATTTTAGGAATTAAACCTATTAAACCTGTTAATCCAGAACTAAACATTTTGAACGGTCCGCTTATCATACCTCCTAATATTCCTGAAAATGCTGAAAATCCGCTTGAAAGAGATGCAATTGCAGGAACTGCTTTACTGACTACTAGCGCGCTTCCCAATACAGCAGCTATAGGTAATAGTCCTTGAATAGCACCTTTTAAAGCATCAATACTTTTTTTAGACAAATCAGTACCATTTATAAAATGGTTTAAAACATTTGTAGCAATATCTACCGCTGCAGATATTTTATCCATATTAAAGTCACCAATTTTATCTGTTAATTTGCTTACTGCTTCTATCCCTACTTGAGACAGTTGATCAAAAGCCGGTTGTAATTTATTGGTGATTGTTTCCTTTAAGCCATCCATTGCTTGACCGACAGTTTTATATTCGGTAGCCATTTTTGAAAACGTTTCGTTTGTACCAGTTTTAGTTATTGCATCAAAGAAATCTTGAGTAGCAATTTTCCCATCTTGAACCGCAGTCACCATTTCAGAGGTTGACATGCCCATAGTTTTAGCAACAGCTGCAATACCCGCAGGAGTTTGTTCTAACATCAATTTAAAATCTTGCCATTGAACCATCGGTTTAGCAGCCATTTGTGTAGCTTGTTGACTTAGCGTTGTCATCGCTTGTGTCGGATTTTCAGCTGCCGCAGCTAATCCACCAAAACCCATAACCAATTTGTCAGTATTTTTTATTCCTACAGCTGCTAATTGACTATATGTAGTAGCCATTTCAGAAGCAGAATAAATTGTTTTAGTGGCAAAATCCTGTAGCTCTTTTTTTACAGATGCTATTTCATCTTTTCCTTTACCAATATTTTCCATATTAGCATTGAAAGTTTTCCATGTAGCTGAGCCTTGGTTCAAGTCACCTATAATTTCTTTAAATCCGCTAGAAAGTGCTGATATGCCTTTTTGAGCTACCGCGTATGCTGCACCAATACCTATGATTTTTTTTACTAAATCATCTGTTGCTGATCCTGCTTTATTGGTTCCTGAAACCATCTTATTTAGTGCGTTAGACGCTTTTGATCCAGCACTATTAAACGCTCCAGTTAATTTCGAACCTATATTAGTTCCCAAAGTAGTAATTTTTGAACTTATTTCACTAGCACTTGATCCAACAGCTTTAAATGCACTTTTAAAAGGCTGTGGTATTTTAGAAGCAACTGTCGAAAATGCTTTACCAATTATTGATGTTTGTTGTGATAGTCCAGCTCCCATTTCTTTAGCTGAACTTACAACCGCATTCTTGGCAGCAGACATCCCTTTTTTAATTGGTTGTGGTATTTTTTCGCCGATTCCAGCAATTACACGTTGAATACCGCCGCCAGCTTTTTCAAATAATGCAACAGTTTGCGGTAAAACTTTAGAAACGCTATTTAGCATCGGATCAGCTAACTTACTCATAATTTGACCGACTTTTTGAGTAGTACTCATAGATCCGCTTTGTAATATGTTAGCAACATCATTCATAGTTTTATTCGCTATAGATGAAACTTTATTCATTGCAGCATTATATTGCGACAAATCAGCACCGATAACAGCGTTAATAGCACCTTCAAAAGCCATTTACTCACCCCCACTTTTTATTTTTGAAATAGTTCATCACTTCTTTTGCCTTTTCCACACGATTGTATGTTTCTTCCTTTTCGTTTGTCGTAGCAAAAATAGATTTTATTTTGCGTTCAATTTTTTCTTTATCAAATACCTTTTTTATTTTTGGCTTTTTTGCATTCAAAACATATCTTAAAGTAAACGCATAATGAGCTTTTTGTTCTTGTTCATCTACGCTTTTCAAAGCTAATCCTTCTAAAATCGCTTCTAACTCCCACTTATAACAAGACATAATTAATGGAATATCCACTAATCCTTGCCTAGCACAATTCACTATGAGATTTCTTTCTTGATTCGATCTGCTAAATCTTTGACCGCTTTTGCTTGCTGCTCTGGATTTTGAATCTCTTCGGTCGGTTGTTGGCTCTTCAAGTAATCTGCTGCTTTCTCCAGATTGCTGATATATTTCTTCAATTTCTTCACGAAAAAACCAGAATCCAACATTTCTTGTTTAAGCGTTTCAAATACCATGCTGTATCCTTCTTCTTCATCTTCAAAAGTTTCCACAAAATCCTGAACAGACTTCGCAATGTCTTCATCTGTTACTTTGTCTTTTGAAGCCAACTTGATAATATCAAAAAGCGCATCATCATCTTCTTCTAGAACTTTTACAAAAAGAACACCCGCGCCATCATTTTGTGAGTTACCTTGAGCATCTTTTGTACCTAGCTTTTTATTAGCTTTAAATAACATTCCATAGTTAAATTTAATTTCTAATTGTTTCCCTTTTAATCCAACTGTAAATGACATATATTATTTCCTCCTGTTTTAGCCATTTTTATAGCTTCTATATATTTTATAGTTGCTTTATCTTTAGCCATATTATCTAACCCATCTTCAAAGGGACTTGTATTAACATATTTTCCTTTAAAAAATAAATCTTTATCTTTTTCAGTTACACCTGCATTGTGTAATATTTTTGTTTCGTACCATTTTTCTATCGGATCTGTTGGCCAGCAAAAATTTAATTCATCATGAATTTTAGGACCTATGTTATAAAACATCATATTCCAAAGTTGTGCCCACATCTCAGCTGTCCATTTTTGAATATTACTTTGTTGAGCATCAAGGTAACGATAAAGACGATTTGAATCATGATAAACTTTTTCCCAATATTCTTTCTTAGGACGTGTAATAACCCACTGAGCTCCTCCAGAGTTATTATTAATTGTTTCTAACGAATCTACAGTCACACCTACAATATCTGCCATATCAGCTAAGATTTTTTCTCCATTTTTACATTGACGAATATAATCTAAATTCAAATAACCGTTGCAATCAGAACAATACCATACGTCATTTTTTGATGGCATTTTTCTAAAATTAATTTTCTTTCTGAAAATAACATCTGAATCAATATACATATATCGTTCGTTTTCTCGTTTGGGATTCTCTTCTAAATATTTCCACCATAGATAAGGTTTGATTGAAGGGATATATCCTTTGTCATCCCTAGAATCTTCATAAACATGAACTTCAACGCCATATTTCTCTTCAAAAAAACTAGGAATCGTTTCATCATGCTTGCTAAAAATAAGCACAATATCTTTAATTCCTAGTTTTTTCAAATTTGTCAAACAAACCTCTAATTCCCATTTAAAACGAGTGATTGCAGGTTGACAAAGAATATATTTCATTACTTAGAAGACGCCTGCGTTGTTGTTGTCGTCGTGGTGGAAGATGTTGTTGTAGTAGTTGTGGAAGTAGTTGTTGTTGTTCCATTATCAATATTGCTATAATCACCAGTAGTTTCTCCTGGGCGTTGGAATTGATACAAACTTTCGACCATTGCAACGTCTTCATCTGACAAAGGAAATGTTCCGTCTTGCAATTTCCCTACAATATTTAATGTGTAGCTAATTTCAACTAGATCTTCTCCTTCAGCATATTCTAATTCGTCAGGGATACCATAACCAAATTTAGCTGGATAAGCTTTAGTTCCGGCGCCTTCTTCCGTTGCAAGAGTATCGTCAACAACAACTCGCCATACTTTAACAGAATGTCCATTCTTTTTGGCTTCTTCAATAACATCAATTGATTCATCGTCGGGAGCAAAGTATTGGGTCAATTCAATACTATGTTCATCAGTTGACTTTAAAATGATACGCCCCATTTTTGTTTGTTCATCGATGTTGTCACCACCAATAGTTGTAGTACCATCTGTTTGAAATGCAGGCAAGAGAGCTGGAGATCCAATTGGTACTTGTGTGCTTTGAATAAAGTACCAAACACGATTTCCTCTAATAGGTGTTCCTTGAAATTTTTTAATTCCGTTATTTACTGTTTCTGGCATATGAATTCCTCCTAAAAAATATAATCAGATATTTTAAATACGACATGATAAACTTCTCGACCAATAGTGTTATCAGGTCTAATATTTGTACTAATTTTCTTTGTACGTAGAGCAGATTTGGTTTGATATATTACATCTTCGACTTTTGCTCTACTATTTACTGGATAAAATAAATCTATTTGTAAATCAGTGTTCACTATTGCAGCACCAAACTTTGCACTTTTTGTATCATCGTCAAAGTGATTGCCAATAACATAAAAAGGCTCAATAATTTCTGGCCCTGGAAGTTTATAGTAAATAGGGATTCCCGTTTTATATAATTTTTCAGAAATCTCTTTTAAAAATTTAGTATTTGGGGCATGTTCCACTTCATTTACCTCCAACTATCTTTTGTAAATTCTTCATTAATGTTGGATATTCTTCTTTAACAGCAGGATACAAGAAAGGTTGAGCAGCCATGAAGCGTGTTCCTTCTTCGATGAAAATTGAATAGTTAGCAGGCGAGTCTATACTTACACACATTCTGTTCATCATATATGAATATATATTGCTTCTTAACCATCCAGTATCTACCGGTGCTAATTGTTTAGCCCTTTTCTCAACTCTAAATCCTGATTTTTGTAGCTCTTTATGAATAGACTGTTCTGTTTTTTCTGTTTGCTTCTTAACACCACGAACAAATGCCTTCAGTCCAACAATTTGAATAACTTTGCTCATGTTAATATCACAACTGTTGAATTGCGATGGAACTTAACATCAAAAATATTTTTAGAAATACCGTCTATATTAATTTCATCAAAGAAGAAATATCCCTGTAAATGAACTTTAAGTGCATTCTTATTGTATTTTCCAAAGAAAGCTATTTGTTCATCAAAAGAAATATTATGGATACTGCAAGGTACTGTTTTAACTTCTTTTGAAATGACTTCTTCTCCTAAATAACCTTCATCAGTAGTAATATTCTTGACTATTTTACAACGATGGTTATAAATCATGGTAAAAACCTCGCAATTCCTTTACCAGCTCTAATTTCAGGCTTGGTATACTCGTCTAAAATGTTCAAATATTCATCCAAATAACTCTTTTCCCAAGTAAAAGAACGACCTTCTTCGCTGTCAGAACTTGTCCCTTCACTATTTCTTTTGTTGAAACGTTTAATTGATACATCTCTCAATATATAGTTCAAACTATCAGGTACAGCATCGTACTTATCTGTTCCATTTTTTTGAGCATATTGATTCAAGACAGATAAAATACGTTCTTCACTGTCTTGAATCACTAATGTTAACAATTCATCTTGGAGTTCGTCAGAAATGCCTAACAAAACTTTGATTTCCTTCAGACGATCACCGTATTCTTTTTCTGTCTTTCCCATATCAGAAACCTACTTTACCCTTGTGTCGTAGTAGTCGTTGTTGTTGGTTTTGTCGTTGTTGTTGTTGGTTTTGTCGTCGTTGTTGTTTCACCACTAATTGTTGCTTCTACTACACCTTCTGGAATTTCAGGGAATAATGTTAAAGCATTCATAAACAATGATTCAAATGTTGCATTTCGTAGGGTACGTCCACGAGTCGCTGAAATAAAACCAGTTTCATCAACAAAGTCCACAAAAATATCACCTAAATCAGATGCCTTCATATCCAAGTATGCTAATACGATATTGTCAACGGCGGTAGAATAAACCTTTCCTTCTGGGATTGCGTTTAATACAATAACGTTTGTTGCACCTAGAAAGTTTTTCAATAAGGTCATACCAAATACATTAGATGCATCTGCTAAGACTTTTGTATCCCCTAAGTAGGTTGCTACATCCATAGGATTTACAAAGGAAACAAATTGAGCGCCATCAAACTCTTCGAATGTGCTTAGTTTCCCCCATGACTGTGCTAACGCTTTTTGTAACCCTTCAGCTTGAATTTTAGTAGGGGCTGTACCTAGGAAGTTAACAAATTGTGATTTAATTCCGCCTTGAATTTGGCGTAATAATTTTTCGTCAGATTGATCAATCGCAATAGATGCTCCATGACGAGCAATCGCTTCTGCAGTTACTGCACGGCGCCATTTATTAAATGTTACTGTAAATGATTTTCCTTTAGCTCGAGACACTTTAGATAAAGGAATATCATCGCCTTCAGCAATGTTTCCATCTTTTAATGAAGATGTCCATTTGTACATTTGTATTTTCATATCTTTTGATAAAGGTTCTAAGCGTGTTACTCCTAATAATTCTAACAACTCTTTGATTCCTGCTTCAAAACGATTCACAAAATCAATGGATTTAATTTCTCCTAAATCGTCCATTTTTGTAAGGTCTGGTTCTGCCGCAAATAGTTGCAAATCCATTTTTAATAAACGTTCTTTATTAGTTTTTGACATATTTTTCATAAGTTATTCCTCCTAGAATAAATCTCTATTTTGAGCAATCATTCTTTGACGCTCTTTAGAGTCTTTAATTTGCATAATTTCTGCTTTAGTCATTTGACCACCATTATTGCCTACTCGTGTCTTATTTTTGCTAGCAAGGCGCTCGTTCACCTTTGCTTCTACAGCTTTATCCCATTCATCACGAAATGCCTTTACATCTTGCAGAATTTCTTCAGCCGTTTCTCCGGTAATTCTATGGGCAAAATCAGAAGGCATACCTTCAGCTTTTAACTGATTTCCTTTTTCAACGAACAGTTGCTGTTTTTGGAACTCAGCCTTTTGTTTTTCAAACTCTTCTTTTTCTTTATCAAGAATAGCTTGTTGTCGCTCTTTTTCTGAAAGTTTCGCTAAACGAGCGGCTTCATTCTTTTGTTCTTCTAAATCTTTTTGCCAACGTGATTTTTTACTTTTGATAATCTCATCAACATCTTTATCGTCTTTTAATCCGAACTTTTCTTTAATTGAAGTCAGCTGTTCTTCATCTAGTTCATCGAGATTCAATGATTTTCGTTCGTCTTCATTTTGTTGCTGATGATTATCTCCTCCACCTGAACCATTTCCATTATCTGCAGCAAAAAATTGTAATTGCATTGGTAATAAATTACATGTTTTCATTTGACTTTCTCCTTCCATAGCTTTTATTGAGAATCAATGCTTGCTCATTTCCGTAGCTTTTTTTGTCATCCACGCCTGGACAAAATAAAAAAAATCGATAGATTGAACTACCGACTTAGATATTTACGACTTGGTTTATATTCCTTTGATCCAGAACTTTTAAACTGATAAAAATTATTCTGTACATTATCCAAACCATCTCATTCATTCATTAATTAATTAATGAATGGAATGAAAAAAGTTAATGTTATTTCACTTAGATTTTCTATCCCCGAATGAATCGCCACATTGGTAAGGTAATTAATTTTAGTTCCATCAATGAAAATACCATCATCTATTTTTATGAGGTTCATTCGAATTCTCCTTTCTCAAATGCTCTTCATAATCAGAGTCGAGGTAATCATATGGATCTGGTACTTCTTTTTGTTCGTAATGAATTCCTGTCTTAATCAGCATAATCGTTATTGCTAGTGAAAACCCTAAGAAAGGCATGCCAATAATTAAAGCAATAAATCTTAACAACATTTTAAATATCCCTCAATTCTTTTTTACTTGGAACGATCGTACTTCGACAATTCACGTGCATCGGTGGTGCATTTAGACCAGGTTGAAAATCTGCCAATTTAAAGACGTCACCGTTTAGACCTTTGCATATCTCGGTAGTGCGATTGTCAATATGAGCAAGGTATTCATATTCAGTGAAACCAGCATCTATATAGCGTTTTGCCGTAGCATTATTGATAATATTCGTTCCATCTGTACGAATGATTGCTTCAGCTCTTGAACGCGCTACATTGTATTTTTTTCTTAACTCCCTTGCCATTTCAGCAGGGCCCAATCCCCTTACAAAGCCTTTAACTAAAGTATTCCTCAAGTCATTAGCTAAATCATCTACATTTCCCCAAATACTTTGCGAATAGTTTTTTCCATTGAATGGTGTATTCACTAATTGTTCTAAGGCAGGTAGATTTAAAGTACTCGCAGAATTTCCACCAGATATTTTTCTATATGCGTACTTCGCGACTTCTTTCAAATAGCCATTAAATGATTGTTCAAGATCACCGCGCATCACACCTAATTGATAAAGCAAGTCTAGCTGTAACGCCTCTAATCGAGTGACTTTTCCAGCTCTATATTGTTCATTTAAGCGTTTCAATAATTCCGGGTCTTTTTTAGCTGCTTTGAAATATTTCTTAGCATTCTCTCTATAATCACTTAAGTCCTCCCTCATGAGCCGTTTTTTTGCTTCTTGCATAGAGATTCTATTTTCTTTAGCATACTGAGCATAAAATTTATATATCTCTTTCTGGATGCTCTGGCGATTTTCTGTGTATATAGATTGTAATTCATCGAAGAAATCTAAATCCGTTTTATCAACGTAAGCCATGATTTCATCCATACGCTTTATCCAATATTGCTGTGAAGTCATTCAATCAGCCCCTTAATTTGAAACGCCAGTCAGAATGCCAATAGTGAATCTTAAAGCCTGATTTTCATTAAACCCCTCATCTAAACATTTATCAAAAAGATATTTCCCCTGCTTAGCAATAAATTCTAAACTTCTTTGCGTTTCGAAAAATGTAGCTTCAAGTGTTTGATTATTCTCATTCATCTTCATTAATTCTTTTAGCTGCTTCTCGTTCATCGTCTTCATTCCCCGTTTCATTCTTATTCACTTCAGGTCTTCGTGGTTCTGGCTTATCATTTGTTTCTTCTTTAATACGTTTTAGTTCGACATCGGGATCGACACCCGTCACTGTAGACAATATTTCAAATAATGTTTCATCTGAAACTTGCCCAACTAATTGACTAGCTAATGAAACAACCTCATTGTCTGATTTAGGAACATTAGCAGTAAAGATAATATTCGTATTGTTAATATCATTATACACTGTTGAATCGTTCCCTTTTATTCGCCAAATATTAATAGCTAGTCGTAATCGTCTCATCAATCCTTTTTCAAATAAGCGTTGTTGCATAACCCGCCGATTATCTGCAGCCATTAACTTGTATTTCATACTCTCACCTGATTGTGTACCACTGAAATTGGCATCCAATGTATCTGGTGTAAAAGTAAATCGTAAAATATCATTAACCAATCTTTTCTTATAAGTTTCTGCACCTTCTGAGTCATATTCTTTTATGAGATATTTTGCATCAGGTTCTGATCCGTTGGGATTTGGATTATCATCTAAAATCATTATTCTTGCTTTTTTGAAAGCTAAAGAAACAGCTAACCGTGAATTAGGAACAATATTACCATCTTCATCTAAGTCATTTTGAGCAGTACCTGTGTATGGGTTTCCTTTGATAAGCAAAATTGCGTCCATTGTGTCCTGCTGATAATTAGCTAACTCAGATTGAGACAAATCATAAGCGTCAATTGAATCTAAAACAGGCTCGTATGCACCTGTACGGTCTTCATTATTTGCAAATTCATTAATAGGAACTCCATCAAATGCATAATCTTCAAAGTCTAATAATGTCAATCCCTTTTCATTCTGGTTATCATTAACATAGATGTATAACATGTCAGATGTATAAACGTTTATAAAATCCTTACGCACCCCATCGCCATAATCTATTGAATAATAATAAACACCAAATAAAGAATTGCTATCAGTCGTATCATCATAAACAATGAATGTCTGCTCTGGGTTTAATTTAACTAGTTTTACAAACGCTTGTTCCTCTTGTAAAGCAATTGTTTCTAACTCATAGGCCCTGCCATAGATTGACAAATCTGTTTTGATAAGTACATTGTGATAGGCTTCGTTGTTTTGCTTATTGAATTCATCGATTTTTTTTTGCAGTTCAACATTTTCGTTTTTGTACTGCACAGGTTGTCCCAACATATAACCTTGCTCAAAAATAGTGATATATCTAGCAAAATCACTTGCTATTCTATTGTCGGCAGCATATTCATCAGTTTTAGGAGGTCGATATTTAATATTATTATCTGCTAAATAATAGCGTTTGAGTTCTCGTAAACGTGGTACTTGTTCAACAATATGACGATTTACGAACTTTTCTAAACGCGTTATCCATGATTTTTTTTCAAAATCAATATCATCAAAATCTTCTTGAGACATTCTAAAAACCGCATTCGCATCTTTATGATACCTGTGATTCCTTAAAAACGTTACTTCATTTTTTTTATTCACTTTTTCATCCCTTTCTTTATCCGAAGAAGAATTTTGCTGCATCCATTCGTTCTTCTAATGATGTATTTGAATATACTTCGTTGGAATATATAGCGTACCTTAATGAATCTAAAACATCATCGAATTCTTTAATAGGCTCACCAGTTTTTTTATTCCATATATATTGATAAATCTCATCTCTAAACTTTTTAACTTTGTCTCGACAAATATATAATCTATTCGTTTTGAACCGCTTCGCTACTGATTCGACACCAGATAAGCGAGCTTTAAAAGCATTGATGGCATTTAGTCCTTCCCTTACAAATCTAGATACGTGTTCTGGACGAGCCGAATCACAATAGAAAGGAATTCTCCCGCCATATCGTGCTTGAATTTCTTTTGCAATACCAACCCAATAATCAATTTCCTCATATTGAGAGGCGTGTTCTTCAACTAAATACGCAGTTCCGTCTTCTGTTTCTCCTATAACTACAATTGACCCCCAATGATCATAGCCCCAGTCAACTCCACAATAATATTTTGCTAATGGTGGCAAATCTGATGAATCAATATAGTGTTTGTTAGCATCAAAATCTTTATATACGACCCCATCAGCAGAAACCCACAAACCTTTTATATCTCGGTCATAAAACATTCCACTAGGTGTGCTAGCTTTAATGTTCGTTCTATATCTTTCACTTAAAAATGTGTTATCGTCTAAACCAAAATGAAATGATTGAATACTTTTACTTGAATTATCTATATATTCTTTTTTCAACCAATGCTCGGGGTTGTCTGGATTTGTATCAGCTAATATACGTGCACCAGTCGCTGAACAACGGGAAACTATTTCTGCAAAAACCTCTTGTTTAGCAAGTGAAGCTTCATTAATATAAGCTCCATACGCTGTCATACCACGTATAGAACCAACGCCGCCGATATTACCTGTATAGGCCTGTACGACTTTAACACCAAATAATTTAAAATTACCATGTTTATCAAATTTAGGTTCAATATCATACGTATTGTATAACTCTTGAAGTATATTCTTTTGAATAGTTGAACTAGACACACCAGCCAATATATACATTGGTTCTTTTATGTTTTCTTCATCTGCAATTTTACGCACACGTCTTAGTTCAAATAAAAATAAATCATTATTGATTTTCGTTTTACCAGAACGCTTAGCTCCGTGTAAAAGAGTAATGAACCAATCTTTATTGATAGTTTCTTTTAACACTTCAATCTGTCGATTAGTATAAACATCATTAAGACTCATTTAATTCACCACTAATCATAGACATCAATTCATCAAGCTTAGACTCTGTAGATTCTGTCTCATCAGTATTCTGTCTTATTTTTGCGACCTGTGCATTTAGTAGCGAAATACGACTATCACTCATAGCAAGTTCTTTTTGTTGCTTAATCGCTTTGACTAGTTGATTGCTAACGCGAGTCAACGCATCTTCTATAGCTAAAATGTCATCTAACTTTCTAAATGTTTTACGAGTTATTTGTACATCTTTCAAAACTTCTCTTTTGACAGTAACCATTTTCCCATCAATTGCCGATGGCTCTTTAACTTTCCGAAGCTGTTGCAAACGTTCAACTTCTTCATCATTTAAGCCAGCCTCTGCATTTTTTATGCGTTTAAGCATTCTATATTGACGAATCTTTAGGATTCTTATTTCTTCCTCCAAAACAAAAAAAGGATCATCATTCAGTTTAGAATAGATGTCCTTTTCTTCGTCAGATAGTAAGTCAGCAAATATTGTCTCATATTCACCTGTTTTTACCGCATTCTTATTTCTTTTTGGTGGCGAGGCACTTTTATTCCCTTTGTTACCTACGGCATTTTTGTTTCCAGGCGGCGCTCCACCTTTATTAGTAACGTTACTTTTTGAATTGGTAACATTACCTTTTAATTCATCAGCCCATTTATCTATCGATTTCCATTTTCTTATTTGGGAATCTGAAACATTTAATTCATTAGCTAATTCTTTAAGAACCTTTTTACCGTTTGACTTTAACCAAGTTTCTTTAGCCTGGTCACGACGTGGATCTCTTTTTCTAGCCATCCATTAACACCACCTCGCTTTCATATAAATGGTTGAGTTTTGTTTTCTAAATAATTAATTTTTCTAATTCTTTTTTTGTTTTATCTAGGATACTACAAGTTATGCTACTGATTTGTTTTTCATCCAACGTAGTTGGTTTTAATTTTGCAGTACCATCTTCTAACATTTCAAAATGTTTTAATCCGTTATTACCATGGGATTCCATACATAAGTATCTATATATACCATCATACCAATCCGACTTATCTAAACGCTCAAATAGCTTATATATTCCTTTTGTTTCTTCGTCATCATTGTACCATGGTACTAATCTATGCCCATAGAGTGAATCAAGTTCTTCTAAATATTCTATAATTTTAGGCTCATTTTGTTCATATAAAACAATTTGTTCATTAAAGCTTTGATCTTGTTCAGACATTTGTTGTAATTTTTTATTCTTTTTTTGCGCCTCATATTGTTTTTTTATATCTCTATACATGTTCAATTGATACGCTTTGCTTCTTTTAAAAGAATCTTGTTCGAGTATATACATTAAATAAATATAATTTTCCACCATTGTTCTGGATAAAGCTAAAATACCAGCATAACAAGCACTTTCTAATAAAGCATTTATTGACAGTTTTAAATCTAGAATCTCGAAACCTATTTCACTTGCGACCATATAGATCAGGGGCTCATTTGAGTCCGGTATTTTTTTAAAAATAATACTCAACGTCTCTTCATAGTTTTTGATTACTTTGTCATCAGCACTCTTTGAATTATTTTCCAAACTATTATACCTCCATCTGTCTTTTGAATTAATTATCTACTAATTACTAATTTCTTTCAACACGAGGAATAAAATAAAAGGCTACACTTTTATTGTGCGGCCTTTAGACACGTACTGAATCAGTTGAGCGGTTCGGCTGTGGATATTCATGTGTTAACGATACATACCAATAGCTTTTCATGTTCTCTCTCCTAATTGTTTTTATGTATATTTGTTTATTGTAAGACAAACGCTTCAATTCCTGTTATACTCACTGCAAGACAGCAACTCCTTTTTGCTTCATGTAACACTTCCAGTTATTTCAAAACATAATCTGCTGTCTGGCCACTAGATATCTTATCTGGTGGTTTTTCATGCGAAAACAATCCAAATATCCGACAAAACTTGACAGCTATGTTACACTTGTTTTAGGTAGCACTCTTTCATAATAGCTAAAGTTCATAAACTACAAGTGACACGAGATTTTCACTAACGCTACCTAGCCACTAGATCCCATAGTCTAGTGGTTTTTTTATGTACGAAAAAAAGACCACTCAACGAGTGATCTATTTAAATCTATTATTTATTTTCTTGTAAATTAATATGAGTTCTAAAATAGAACACATCAGTAGAATTAATTCACATAGTATCACTTCATTCCAAGTCAATTGTACAAAACCTGCTATCTTTAATAATATAAAAGCAAAAGCTATTACAAGTAGCATTTCGACTCCCCTCTAGATAGTCACCCCTAGCTTCTTTAATTCTTTTCGAACATTTTTTTCAGCTTGTTCAAAAAGTGGTTTATTCTTATGACTATCTATATCATTTATTTTAATTAATAGAATTTCTATAGGATCAATACTGTATCCTGTAAAGTCTTTTTTTAATGAACTTATTAGATACGCAATGTAAAACATTAACATATAGTTTTGTATATTTTCCTTTGTACTATCTTGATCTCCAAATGAAACTTTTACTGTATTCTTCAATTCTCCCCGTCTATAAACATGCTGCATCATAGAAGAAAGGATAGTGACTGTGCCATTCGAACCGTACATCAAAACCTTTTGTTGCATTTTTACGAACTCTTTTTTACCAGATGCCGTTCCAATCTGATTTATCTTATTATCCATATCAACCATCAAGCTAGTCCAATAGTTAAAAGCTTCATCTATATCTGAACCCTTGATTTGACGAAAGAAAGCCTCTTTTTGAATTTCTCTTTCGTTTTTTCCTCGCGATTCTTCAACTGCTAGTTCCCTAAACAAATTTGGTAAATCTTTTACAAAATAACCAATAATTGCAATACCACCAAAAATCAATAACAACAATAGACTATTTAAACTCATTAAATTTTCACTCCACTTATTTTCATATTTTTTACTTACTACATAATACTATAAGCTAATATAAAAAGAATGTAAAAAGTGAAATTTGATTAGCTATGAATTTTTAAGAAAAAAAGACCACACTCAGAAGTGCAGTCTCAGATAGGAGGGAAAATCTTAACCGTCATCTGATCGTAAAGGTAGTTACATTTGACTTATTGACGATTTTTTTATTTAAGTAGCATAGCTACTTACTGGAATAACGAGACTCGAACTCATGACCCTACGATTAACAGTCGTACGCTCTACCAACTGAGCTATATTCCATTAAAGTGTCCCTTGCAAACTTGTAGAAAAAAGAGGAGGTTATTCACCTCACTTCATTTTATTGAGAACGTAAGTCTGCAAGTGACCATCGAAAGACAAAGTGAACGGTGACTAAACGAGAAAGTGTTGTGTAATGTGTCTATTTCTTTGACTTTCGATATTACTATATTAGCACTCAAATTCGTATAAAAACCGCCAACTTTCCGCCAAAAAACCGCCAAAAATTATTTATATGCAATTATTTTGCCATTTCGGTAAGCTTCCGCGAATTCAATCAAAGCTTCTGATTTCATGCGTTGAATACTTCTTTCAGAATATCCAACTTCTCTAGCAATCTTGTAATTAGAGTAATGATCCTGCACACAAAAACTGTAGTGCAGAATTTGTCTACTAGTCAAACTCAAAGCCATAAGTGCAGATAAAATTGCATCTCTTTCTGCTTCTGCATCTGCTAATTGTACTAGCGCATCTTCTGATTTGTTCCCATGACTTTGGCTTTTAGGCATATCTGTAATAATTGGTGATTTTAAATCTATCAAAGAGCGACCAGCTATTCGCTCTAAACGTCTAAAATTCTTCAACACATTTCTAGCATTCACTTTTGTTTGTCGAAAATCTACTTCTTTTAGCAATTGAATCAAGTGAAATCGCTCCTTTTGTGGTATAATAACTATGTCGAAAATATTACTCACAGCCGGAGCAATCTGGCTTTTTTTATTTTCTACTAAATAAACTTTTTACAATACGTACTATGAGATAGTATTTTCAAATACATTTACTCATGATATAATCATATTAACTTTCTTGGGGATTTTATTTCTGAAATAAATTTCTCCTTTTCTATGATAACTGGCGGAAAACAGTTATCGATAGTTCCTGTCTCCACCAGAGACACAATGTCAACCTTATTTGTTGGCACTATTAGCACTTTACTTGGGAAAAGTGCTAACTACCACATTAGTCAGCCATTGGTCGGCTGGCTTTTTGTTTGCAAAAAATCAGCTAGTTATTGTAAAAAAGTTGCAATAAGTTAAAACTCCAATGTACTTGGCCTCCCATATTTTAAAATTCTCCATTCGCCATCTTTTGTATTGCTTTTATTCATATGATTTCTTTCATCACGAGCTATCGTATAATCGAAAAATAAATCGGCTTGCTCTGATCCGCGCAGGTATTCAACACAAACGTCATCGACTTGTCGCCCTAAAATATAAACTTCTGGATAACTTAGCATTGCTTATCCTCCCTTAAGTACATTTCCGAGCTGACGTATGCTTCTATTAGTTTGACGGTAAACTAATATCACTAAATTTCTATCAACGCATTTCAAGTCAACATATTCAAAAACACCATCTGGGTTGTTTCTGTTTAAATCTTCAAAAAATCTAGTAATGTGAACATCGTAAGGTTGAGTATTGAATTCTTTAAATTTGATCATTTATTATTCTTCCAATGCCCATCCCATTAATTTACTCATTTCAAATACTACATTTCGTCTTACTCCAGTTGAAATACCTAGATAATTAAATTTTAAAACATCCCATTCTAAATCAGTTGTAACTGTTTCAACATGCCTAACATCTTCAAACTTCATTGTTTCACCAGTCGGTAGCCATATGATCAAACTTTTTGATTTTTCCATTTATTATCCCTCCACCTTCACAGCAAAAGCCCAATAGCGCTCATCAATTGCTTTGATTTGATTTTCTGTTAACATATCCACCTTTTCCTTACATATCGTAAAATCAATTGTTCCCGTTAAATTTAAAAAAGTATATCCTGTGTTAGTCGCCCCTTTGTCTGGTAATAAAACATGATATAATGGTTCCTTCTCGACTTCGTAGCCGTTAGCTAATGCATTAACAAATAAATTTCTATTCGACTTAAACCACAAAGAAAATTCATCATTTGGCATTGCTCTTGCGAAAGAAATTGCTGAATCAATAATATCAACTTTATCAGAACCTAGGCCTTCGCCTTCTTTGATAAAGTCATCGGCCTTTTTGGGCAATACAGTTTTTTTCGATTCGTCAAGTTGTTTTACTGCAATCAAACAGTCACGAACTGCTTGATCATATCCTTCGTTGTACTTTTCGATGAATGAATCACCTTCTAAACCTTCTAAAATACCAATCAATTCTTGTTTAATCATCGATGGTCCTCCTCGATTATTTGTTCTTGGCAATCTTCACAATATTCAGGATACCCATTCCCATCTACATCAAGGAATACTCCACAACTTGCACATAAGACACCTTCCAACATCATTTCTGCAATTTCTCCCATTATCCTTCCTCCTGTTCAATAGCCCACCGGCTAAACGCTTGTAAGACATGCTTCAATTCATCATCATTTAAGTCACCATATGCATAAGCTACTTGCTTATACTTCATTTTTCCACCAGTAGTTGATAAAAATCCCATGATTTCAATAACTTCACGTAATCCGTATAATTTGCATGATTCTTTCAACCAATCAAGCACAATCTGCTGATTTTCGTTGAGTTTTTGTTGTTTGATTCCTCTAACAGTGTGACATCCACCATACGATTCATAGCCACTTATGACAATATGGCCTTTAATACGTTTAGCTGACTCAAATTCGCCCCACGTTTTGCCATTAATTACTAATCGCCCTGTACTCATTCTGTTCCCTCCAATTCCCACGGAAAAGGCGTTCTAATGGACCAGACAGGTACAGACCTATGACCACAATCTCGCCATTCTAACCACCAGCAACTACGGTTCTCATTGTCTTCGTCTACTCCGAAACGATATCTAACAAATGCATCTTCTATGATATAAGGTGTATTTTCGTCAAGCATTAGTTCTGACCGCCATTCATCTATTGCTTGTTCCCTGGTATATTTTTGTTTATTGAAGCCCATCCAATTATTGAAATCCCCTTTAAACACTTCAAAGTCAAACTTGCTTCTTCCTTTAATCGCCATAGTTCCATCTGTCCTCCCAAACATTTCTGATAACTTCATATTCTTCGCTGTCAATGAATCTAACAGATGTTAATTTTCCATTTCTTATCGTTTTTTTGCAGAATGAACCTTTTTCAAATACAACAATGCTATCATTCATATGTGTTTTGAAAGGATCATAATATAATACATCACCCTCAAAAATTTCAACGCCGTTCTTGTCTTTCAACCCTGTTGATTGTCCGACTGTTTCCTTATCAATCAGATAAACCGAATTTTCATCTGATTCATTTACGATGGCATACTGGCCAAACATAAAAGTTAGAAGTCCAATATGCCAGTTACCTCTTTGATCTCTTGCTCTAAATTTTGGGATCATCTTCTTTACTCTCTTTCCGCTTAAAAATATAAATTTATATGTTCAAAGACATCTCTTTTTTTACTAGTGGTGTAGTTGTCAAAACGAACGAACAGCTCTTTCTTTACATTATTTGTTAAAAACCTGACAGAATATCCATACTTAATTCTGCTTATTTCAATGGCATCTCTGCATATTTTTCTCAGCTCATTTTTCGATAGTTTAACTCTAAAACCTAGCACTATATCAGCATCACCATTCACGGTCTCTGTCTTAGCGGACCAATCGTCATTACAATAATGCCCATAAAATTGCCAAAGTTTATCATTATCTAACTCAAGCAAATTTATTTGCTCATTCATCTTATTCACTCGCTTTCATAAATACTAACCAATGTGTTTTTGCTCTTTTATTGCCGTACAATGGCTCACAATCAATTGTGCTTAATATTTCAGATAACTTGATTTGTTCCTCGTTCCATTTAAAAACTAACGTCCCATTGGGCTTCAAAACCCTCATACACTCATGAAAACCTTTTTGTATATCTTCTTTCCAAGTTTTCTCGTTTAGCTTGCCATATTTTTTAGCCAACCAGCTGTTATTACCACACCTCAATAAATGCGGAGGATCAAATACAACATGATAAAACGAGTTATCTTCAAAAGGCATCTTTCTAAAATCTGCAACTAGATTAGGATTAACATCGATAACATGCCCACTGTCTAATTTTTCGTAATGCTTTCTGTTATCCATAAACAAAACTTGGTCGTTTTGCTTATCAAACCAAAACATTCTGCTACCACAGCATACATCAAGTATTTTTTTCATCATTCCAAAGGAGTAAAGAATTCTTTGTGGTCGACCAAACCTCCACTCCTTTCATTTATTTCTTCTTTATTTCAGCTAACTTTTTCGCAACACTTTGCCCACTTTTGTTGCATAGCGGACAAGAAGTTGCTTTTGAATGACCGAATCTATCTTTTTCCCAGACAATCATCTGTCCCTTGCATTTTATACATACCATCGCTTTTCCCTCGCTTACTGTATGTGCCATTTGCAATAGCTTTTTCTTTTAGTCTACGTTTTTTCTTCTTGATTTTAGATTTAGTTTTACCCATTCACTTTGACCGCCTTTGTCAAATCAAATCCTAAAGCATTTGGATGTCCTTCCACTTCTTCTGGTTTTACATGGTAAACATCTGTTTCAATGTTAAAGCCTCCAACCTCAGCAGCTTTTCTTAACACATGACCATTCCAGCTTTTTCGATAGCCAGTTTTTTTATTTGCCTTAGGACTTACGCAACTTCTAGCACCTTCCGCAGTTGCTTCACACGGCAAAACAAATAACGCTTTGTTTTGTTCGTCTAAATACAGTTGAACCCATTCGGGTTTGTTCAATCGTTGAACTACTGGACCACTTAAAGCCAGACCGCTTTTTGAGATCGTTAAACATTCCTCTGCTTTCACTCCAAAATTGTTTGAAATAAGTAACGTTGCTGTATTGATGTTAAATTTCATGTGCTTGTTCTCCTCTACTTTGTTATTTTCTTTTCGCTTAATTATGTTTTCTATGCCGTTTGCCATTCGCCAATTTTGAAAGGTTGTTGTGCCTAGCCCTAAGGCTTTCTTAATATCTTTTACTTGATATCCCAAATCCAACAAGCGTTGGTATTCTTCTTTCGTCAGCTTATCAGGATCTAGCCTTGGCAATGGTCGCTTATCGTTTATAAGGTTAGAATTCAGTTGTTTGGATAATCTCTGGACCTCTTCCACGATTTCTGGATTATTCATCCATGATTCATCATCACCAGTCAAAAAAAGAATTCTCTGACGAATGGCTCTTTTTGTTTCTCTGAGTTTGTTTTTTGTCATTCCTTTTCCTCCAAACTCATAATTTCAATTTCTGTTCGTGGTCGCATACTGTACAACTTTTGGCAAACCATTACAGCAATTTGACCATCGTTTTTGTATAAAATACCTTCGGCAGCATCAGTGACTGCTTTGAAATAATTATCTAAGTCACTTTTCTTATCGCAATATTTCCGCTCTAATTTCACTTCTAAGCGTTTCTTTTTAGAACTTAATAGATATTTAGGTGCAGGAACGTAAAACGTCACATGCGCAAAAATAGCCCCTTTTTCAATCAATTCTGGTTTTGCCTTTCGTAGATACGCTTTTATCTTTTGTTTATAGGCTCTCATAGCGCTATCTTCATAGGTTTGGACATAATTCCCACGTCTAGCAAACCTTGGTCTGCTTTGTGGTTTTGGTTCAATCGGTAGACTAATTCGCATTTCTCCCACCTCAGCCTTACAAGTCGGCTTCTTTAACGAACACACCATTAACATTTTTTCCCTTACGATCTTTAATTTCGTTATACGCTTGGTTCAGACATTCGTATAAATCCATATCATTTTGCATAGCGAGAATGACCAGTGTCACAACAACATCACCGATACCATCCCTTAAATCATTTTTGTTGTTTCTTGCTAATGCAGCGCCAACTTCTCCGACTTCCTCAATCACTTTTAGCATTTGCTTTTCAGGCTCTGCTTTATCTAAACGCTTTTCTTTCGCCCATTCTTCCACTAATTTAACTAATTCATCCATCATTTTCCCTCCAAAAAATCTTTTATTTGTCTATCAAGTTCAGCTTGTTCTTCTGGTGATAGCTTTTCTTCTTCACCGTTCGCTTGATTCATCCACTCAGGCACCTTTTCTTGTCGAACAGGTTTATTTTGATATTGCTTATTTTGTGTTTTTTTATCTGCTCGTTCTCTCTCGTTATTTAGATAATCAGCATATGTTTTTACACCATTTGCTCGCCAATTTTTCAAAATACCAGCAAAATAGCTATATCTTCGTTCATTATTTCTAGCACAGATATTAACAGCCTCTTTCAATAACTCGAGATCTCCGTCAAAATCAGCAAGATCATATTGTAAATCAGTGATATTAACAGGAGTAGCAGGACTTACATTCTGTGAATAATAGCGGATTAACTCCGTTAGCTTTTCTTCACCTAACGGCTCTTCAAAGAATGCTTTTTCAACCGACGTTTCAGGTGACGACGGATTGATGCAACTTTCTGTTTCTTTTTTGTTTACTTTACTTTTATTTACTTTACTTTCCTTTACTTTACTTTGTGTATTAATGTCAGCATTAACTGTTTCACTTTGAGAGTTACTGTTGACATTAACTATATATTTAGTTGGTTTTGGTGTTTTCCGTCTTTTTGTCGCTTCGAAAAATGTCGCTTGGATATTCTCACTCGTAAGCACCTTGACCGAGTCAAACAGTTCTTTATCAAAAAATCCCCATAAGACTAAGCGGTTCACTATTTGATTGAGCATTTCCTTACTTACTCCAGGCAGGCGTTTTAAAAGAGTCGCTTGCGATAAGTCATCCCACAAAATGAAATATCCTTTTTTGTATATCGCACAAAGCAGTTTGATTACCGCAAGTTCTCCTTTAATACCAAATTCCCCAGCAATAGCTTCTATTTTTTCGTCTTCAAAAATTCCAACATCAAGAGGAAAATAATCCAAACCTTCTTTTGCAGGTCTTGCCATTACATCTCCTTCTTTACTCTAATGGTGGATTTTTAGTATCAAATAAATCTGTTTGATTCAATGAATCTGAATCAGCTTCATTAATTACTTCTGCTGTTTTCATCGTAGTATTTTCTTCTACTTCCGTTTCGGAAATAATATTTCCATCTTCTTGCATTTGTTGAACTTTTTCATCTGAAGTTGTCGCTTCTTGCATTTCGATGGACAAAATTCCCCATTTTGATAACATATTTCTTAATACTGTTTTACGAGCCATCGCATTATAATCTGTAGCCCAGACACCGCTCAATTTTGTTTTTTCTTTGTCTTTGCTATTTGCAATTCGATGAGCTTCAATTTCTTGTTTGGTCCAATAAACAGTTTTCTTAAATCCATTTAATAGTTCAAAATATCCAACATATCCGATTACATCGTCTGATTGTCTACCATTTGGATCAAATTCAAATTCTTCCGTTAATCTGTTCCAACTCAGTAACTCTCCTTCGTAGACTTCAATAACATTTAATGCTTTATATTTGCCTGATCGTTGAGCTAATTGAATATATCCTTTATATCCTAAAATAAATTGAGCTTTCCTCTCCCATTTGCCAGTCTGCTTATTTTTAGTATTAAATGGTACGAGATAGGCATAACCTAGATTTTTATCTAATCCTAAATTTAATGTAGCAGCTGTTAAAGCCCCGCTTAAAATAGACATTGGCTCGCTTTCTGCCAAGTAACTATCATTAGAAACTAAGGTCATGACATTTGACATAAAAGCATTAGCATTTTCATGAAGAACTTCCTCAAATTTCCGCTTCATAGTAGGAGTATTCATTAATCCTTTTAAACCTAATTGATTCGCAGGAACTTGTTTTTGATTTTGTTGTGATAATTGATTTTTTAAGGTTTCGTTTGTTGCCATTATTATTTTTCCTCCTTCAATTTCAAACCACAAATGGAACAATACTTCCAATTTTTATCTCTCACTTTACTTTTGCATCTTGGGCATACTTTACACATTTACTCAATCTCCTTTTCTATTAATCTTCGTGGCGTAGTAACCATATATATTTCTTCATCTTCTGCAATTTGAGGATATTTTTCAGCAAACTTTTTACTGTTCAATCTTTTAGTAGGTATTTCCTTCCACTCAACAATATGTTTTTTGGTAATACCAATGCTTGCATTTCTTTTTCCCAATTCGCTTTTTATTTCATTTTCAATTTTTCTAATAGCTACATCCAACTCTTTTTTGGTTTTCTTCATTTCATTTTTTTGATCTATCAATTCATCGAATGAAGCAGGTAAAGTAGTTTGCGTTTCTTCTATATCGCTATACTTATCCTTTAAAAAGTCAGCTGTTGCCTTACTTCCGTCAATAATAGGTTCAACGCCTTTGATTACGTTGTTTTTCCAAAAATCAACTAATTGCTCGGTCAGTACATCGATTAATTCTTGATCACGTTCTACTCGTTTCCAAATAAATTTCTGACCACCAATTAAAACTGCAATATAACAATAGTCTTTATTCAAAACATTCATATAATGCTGAACTTGGCAAAGATAACTCAATGGCACTTCGTCTCCTGCCCATTCCTTCGCTAAAAATTGATTCGCAGTTTTACATTCTAAAATGGCATTTTCTCTAACCACTTCTCTATCAATATTTGCTCTTAAAAAAGGATGGAGCGAATGTTCGAAGACTTGATTTCTACGACGAACTTTTTTTCCTGTTCTTTCTTGGAACTCTTTCGCAACAACTTCTTCTAAAACATTTCCCCAATAGGCTGGCTCGCTTTCTGTATCTTTCAGCTCAACTTGACCTGTTTTCTCTAGCCATAATTGATAAGCTGATTTATATTGATTCAAGCCTAAGATTGTTGCAACGTCTGATCCTCCAATTCCTTTACGCCTATCCTCAAGCCATTCTTGATGGCTCATGGATAAAGTAGATTGAATCATCTTTCGTCTTCCTCCTCATCGTATTCCCACGTTAGCTCTAACACTTCTTTTTCTTCAGGTGGCTCTTGTCTTGCCCCTAGCGAATCAAATTCAGGCATTACAACCCCTCCCAAAATAGTTTTATTTTTTCATCTTCCAATTCGATATAATCGACACCTTGTATTTGTAATTGATCTAAAAATGGTTTTGTAGCTCCTTTACTGCTTACCACACAACTTGTATTGCCATAAGATGCAGATGTCCGAACAGATTGGACAATGTTATTCTGTGCGTTTGCTAGCATTAATTCGTAAATGTCGTTACCTAAACCTCTTACTTCAATCATTACAACTCACCTCGTAAAAAATCTTTTAACAATATATCTAGTTTTTTCTCATTATTTTGTTTAGTTGAAGATGATTCTGCACCAATAAGTGCTTCTTTTATTTGTTTACATTGCGGACAATTACAATCATGAGCAAGTGCTTCTTCTTTAAATTTTTCAAATAATTCATTAAATGCAATTGCTTGTTCAGGCAAAGAACCTGCAAGTAAAACACTGGATGGTTCCATTCTTTCTGGATCAACAGTTGCTAAAACAAGAGCAACTTCTCCTTTCTGGCATTCTTTTACAAGTTCCATTAATAAATTTTGAATTTTTTCGTTCATTTTGATATACTCTCCTTAGTTAATAATTTTTGATTTTTTTGTTCAATATTTGCCCTATTCGTTTGCAGACGATTGGGGCTCTTTTTGTACTATGCTTAATCTCTCTGGATAAACATTTTTATCAGCTGAAACATACGGATATTCTTCAAACAACTTTCGCATGACTTCCGCTTGTGTTTCTCCAATCACATATGTTTCTCTACTAGCTTCACCTACAGCTACATACCATTCATTCATTAATTAATTAATGAATGGAATGTTTTTATCGCCTCCTTTTTTAGAGTATTGATACTTCGCTTCATCCCAGTTAAAAAACCAATGGATAAAGAAAGGTGAACTTAGCGTTGCTAGTATTGGCATTGAAAAGTGATTTTTCAATAACACACCTAGCGCAATCATCACTAAAAATGCGCCTATCAATCGTGCTTCACGTATTGCTTTCATGGTTAACCTCCTATGCTATTGATTTATATAATTTTTTTTTGCTAAAATTCTCTTATCAGTGAGTGGTCCACTGAAATAACTAATAAGGTGGTGAATATGAGTGGAAATGATTCCTGTTTCTTCTAGTAATATGGTTGCTGTTGGATATAATTCATCCAATCAAGAGTTGACGGTCCAATTCCACAACGGTGTTTATACGCATACAGGTGTGCCTCATTATATTTACGAGGGACTATTGTCGTCTTCTTCAAAAGGTAGCTACTATCATCAAAATATTAAAAGGTACCCTTTCAGACGTGGATACTAATCAGTCCCATGCAGGTGTTGGCTCTGACCAGTCAACACTTGTTTGTTCGATTCTATCTATGCTAATTTCAATTTTCATATTAGGATTACCATGTTCTTTTAATAGCTCTACAATTTCCAATGCTAATTCATATATTTTTTGTTTTCTTTCTTCGTTGAATTCATTTTCTTTCATGATTAACCTCCTATGCATGAATTCTATTTTGAATTTCTAAACCTCTTAAAAATTCAAGCTCTATTTCGATTTGAACTGCTTTATTTTCCGTTAATTGTTCAGATTGTCTGAGTGCTGCTCTATCATCTTGAAGCTGTTTACGTTCTTTTTTTATTTGATTAAGTATCCAAGCTTCTTGATCAATCGTATAAGCCATAATATTCTCCTTATATTACGTCGTTTAAGTCTAAACTCATTTGTCTTACAACTGTTTTTGTGGCTGTGGATGGCTCCCAGTCATTGATATATTCAATTACCATTGGATAATGTTTTTCTCTTAATTGTGATCGGGTACCCACGCCTGTGATTTGCTTAATACCTGAATTAATATCTTTGTATAACTTTCCACGCTGTTCCTTTGTGATTTTCCCAAATCCTCTTGCAACTTCTGCTACTCGTTGATGAACTCGACGTGATAAGTAGCTATAATCATCTGCACCGATTTTTTGATTGTCTTTTAAGTTGGCTACTTCTTTTTCGATTACATCTACACGCTCATTTGTTTCTTCATTTGCTGATAAAGCAAGCATCGCCAATTCTCTTTGCGAGGTTGGAAGTTTAGGCTGTTGAATTTCTTTTTCCATTTGATTGAAAGCTTCAATATATTTCAATTTAAATTGCAAAGCTTTTTGACCTGTGAATCCCATTGCTAATAATGTAAATCCGTCACGGTTCATAATTACTTGGCGATAAGATTGTTTGTTTTGTGGATGAATGTAGGTATCTTCGTAAAATAGGTCGGCATAATTTTGTGCCACCCCCTGTTTTATTTCATCAATGGCTTTTAGAACAACTTTGTGTTCTTTGCCAAAAACTTCAGCAACTTGTAAACTACTTGTTACTGCTTGGTGATTTTTCATTATTACTAAATTGTTCATTTTGTTTTTCGCCATCCTTTCCTTTGATAGTGTACGTATGTTTAATTCCTGTTTTGCGTGTCAGAACGTTACAATATGCTTGACCTAATAAATCAATATTCACTTGATCTGCCATTTTATTCACCTCACTTGATATTTAAGATTTTTTTGATTTTTTTGATTTGTTTTTCCGGACTTCTACGCCCTTTCAAAATATCTGTAAGATACGGCTTTGAAAGGTCTAATTCTTCTGCTAACCATGTTTGAGTTTTTTTTGCTTTTACTAATGCAGCTCTTACTTCAAGTTCTAAGTCTTGTGACATTTAATCACATCCTTTCTGGTATAATTTAATTATCAGCAAGTGGTCTGCTGAAATAACTGATAAGGTGGTGAAATATTATGAGTGTTTACGCTATTACCTATGATTTGAAAAAACCAAATCAAGATTATGATGATTTGAATGAAAAAATTAAATCACTTGGTGCTTATTCAAAAAGATTTGATTCGTTCTGGTTAGTAGATTCCTCTTTAAGTGCATCTGAAATTCGAGATAAATTAAAGAAAGAAATCGATTCAGATGATTCTTTGTTAGTGATTGAAACAAAAAAACACTGGGCTTCTTTTAATCTAGCTGAAGGTGCCTGTAAGTGGCTAAAAAGCGAATCTAGAACTTTTTAATCATTGTCTGAACCCGTTGTTTTATTAGACGGGTTCTTTTTAACTTCAACATAGATAACTGATTCATCAATAATTTCCATAAGTAAACTAACCAATTCAGTTTTGCTTGAATTTGAGTATTTTTCCCCTTCATTTAGTTCTGTCACAATCAAATCCATTCCCTTCACTTCCTTTCATTTTTAATTTGTAAGCTAAAAAATTAGCTAATTTTATAAAACCTGTTGACACATTTTAACCTATAGATTAAAATGTAACCATAGTTAAATAAGCCTTTTAAAGACTAGTAAATAAACACTATTACCGTTCCCCAACGATTTTTTTATGTTTTATTTATTGGTTTTATTTGAGAACTTATTAGCTAATAAATTAGCTTACGGACATAGTATATTATTCTAAAGTTTAAAAGTCAACCGTTTTAGACAAAAAATTAATCTTTAGAATAAAAAATAGGTCTGTAAAGCTTTAAGGAGCTTTGATATGACAGCATTTGATAGAATAAAAAAAATTACAGACCGTAGAGGTATTTCCATTAATGAGTTAGAAAATCGAGTTGGAATTAGTCAAAATGTATTATATGGATGGAAGAAAAAAACTCCTGGCGGTGAAAATTTGACTAAAGTTGCTAAATATTTAAATATTTCCACTGATTATATTTTAGGAATAGTTGATAATCCAGAACCTTTTGTCGAAAAAAAAACTGATGATTTGGATGAAGTTTTAGACAATGTGATGAGTTTTGACGGTGAACCACTTGATGATCATGACAGAGAAGTTATACGTGCATATTTAAAGGGTAGATTTGGGAAATAAGTTAAAGGTTGTGCTTATATGAAAAGTATCAAAGAGTTGGTGGAAGAATATAATGTGGAGTTAGTTTTTACTACATTACACAAAAAGGCTTGTTTCGAACCAAAGTATGGTGTAATTTTCATTAATCAAGATTTATCTACTGCAGAACAAGAAGAAGCTATTTATCATGAATTTAAGCACGTGAAAGATCATGCTGATTTGATGGCACTATACAACATTCCTATTTTCAGATCAAAAATGGAAGCAGAAGCTGAACAATATATGCTCGAATGTTTAATCGAAAAGAACGGTGGTCAATTTAACTATTCTAATGTAATTACACATTATAATTTAAAGATGGGCCAAGAAATTTACTTAAAATAAAAAATAACGCACCCTCCGGCCAAGAAGATGTGCGTTAAAAATAGAACCAAAATAGGCTTATTTAGTTACGCCTATTTTACCAAAAATAATGAGGTGAAACAATGGCAAATGAAATAAAACAAGTTGCGTTATACATACGTGTGTCTACAGATCAACAAGCTAAACATGGTGATAGTTTGGATGAACAACAACACACTTTAAATGAATACGTAAGACAACAAGGAAATATGAGAGTATTCAAAACTTATATAGATGATGGCATTTCAGGTCAGAAACTATATCGTGATGAATTTCAAAAATTATTAGATGATGTTAAAAAAGGAAAAATCGATACAATCTTATTTACAAAATTAGATAGATGGTTTAGAAATTTACGTCATTATTTAAATATTCAAGAAATACTAGACAAAAACAATGTTACTTGGTTAGCCGTTACACAACCTTTCTTTAACACAGAAACAGCAATGGGCCGTTCATTTGTAAATCAATCAATGGGTTTTGCTGAGCTTGAAGCACAGATGACTTCTGAAAGAATTCGTGCCGTTTTCGATAATAAAATACGAAAAGGTGAAGTTGTTAGTGGAAAAGTACCGCTTGGCTACGATATCAAAGACAAACATCTTGTTCCGAATGAAAAAGCTGAAATAGTAAAAGAAATTTTCCAGTACTATTTAGAAACTGGTAGCATGCGTGCCACCGTTAGACATTTAGAAAATCATTTCAGCATGACAAGAGATTATCAAAGCGTTCGGCAAATGCTTACTAATAGAAAATACATTGGTGAATTACGAGATAATAAAAATTTTTGTGAACCTATTATTGATCGTGACGTATTCGAAAGAGTACAATTACAACTTTCAAAAAATATTCGTATGAATAAAAAACGCGACTATATGTTTACTGGATTGTTAGTTTGTAGTGAATGTGGTTGTAATTATTCCGCCACGGCGGTTATTAGCCGATATGTACGCAAAGACGGTACGACAAACCCGAATGAAAGACATTTATATAGATGCACAAAAAACCGTAATAACGTAAAAAAATGTAGTAATAAAAAAGGTATATATGAAACTACACTAGAAAATTTCCTTCTGGAAAATATTGAAAAACAAGCAGAAGAGCTGTCTGTAAAAATGCAACAAGAATCCGAAGTAAAAAAAACTAAGAATACTAACGATAAAATAAAAAAGAAAATAGATAGACTAAAAAAAGCTTATCTAAATGAGGTTATAACATTAGAGGAATATAAAAAAGACAGAGAAGAATTAGAAGCACTTTTAATTCCTGAACAAGATAATAAAATTTCTAAAATTGATTTGAATTCACTGCATAACTACTCTACTGCTGAATTTAGAGATGGATACAAACAGCTAACTGTTTCTGAAAAAAGTTCTTTATGGCGGCAAGTGATAAAAAATATTGTGGTTTATCCAGATGGAAATTTGAAAATAAATTTTTTAGGATATTAA